ATGGATCTCTGTGACCAGCATAGAAGAATTCCCTATCAGTTCTAGTAGCAGTATTTGTGCTTACAGTTACTTCATTTGCTCTCTGAGGAGGTGCGGGTGGATTTCTAACAGCAACATTAAAGTTCTGCTGTGTAATTATAGTTCCAGTTCCTGTAAAGGTGCCAGAAGCGTCACTAGCAAGTTCAGTTTGACCTTGTAATGGTATTACACCCTCAGCTGCTGCTGTTACTCTGAAGGTCTTTGTACCCGATGTAAATACAACAGGTGGTTCAGGTTTTGTATTAGCATTTCTGAAGAAGAATGCTCCTAATAAATCACCCCAATTATCAGAGAATAAATCAATATTTGTTACTGTTGCAACAGCACCACTTGTTTCTCCAATGATACGTGCACCTTTTACAACATATCCATAAAATTCTTCATCATTAGCGAGTGAGTTTACATCAACATTGAATAATTGAGAAGTTGCTGAATAAGTTGCTGATGGTGCAGGTCTATTACGATCAAATGGATCAATTGTATATTCTTCAACAGTGACAGATGGTGAACCTAATCCAGCACCAACATCTGGACGACTTGTATCACCAAACTTATGATTAGGTTTTTGTACTCTAACAAATCCTATCTGTTCACCATTTAATTCTATCCTTGCTTTCTCAAAAACAGTAAATGTTCCTGATGTCATACTTATTTCGATAAGTTTTGGTATTATATCAGGGGTACCATTATCAAGATAATGATAATGCTTAGTTAAAGGTTTAAGACCATTAGCATAAATTGATACATTTCTTGATCTCATGTATGGATCTGCCTTTGATGTTATTTTTACATCTTCAAGATAATCATATTCTTTAGCAGCACCTTGTAATACATTTGTAAATGCTGTTTCAGTTCGAGTAGTCGTTGTAATTGTGGATATGGTTCCAAAATAACCAGTCTCATTACGTCCATTTGTCTCATCAAAATGTTCAACATCAGTGTCTGTTGATGTTGTTCGAGAAACAATATTTGATTGTTCAACCCATCTATTACCTGTAGACTCAGTTCTTTCATTTTCAATATAGATTGTTCTAGACCAATTATCTGATGGAGGATCAAGGAATACAACACCAGCAAACACGATAACGTTAAATGGGTTTACATTTTCTACTCCTGTTGCTTGTGGTTGATCTAACCAATCTATTTCATCATAATCTAGTGTAACTAAATCACCAGTTTTTCTGCAATTTGGATCGAGTAGTTTAAGATTAGAATTCAAGTCTGCTGCTTGAGGATCAATGGCAGGGTCTAATGCAAGTTCAGCTCTCATTGACCAAAAATCAACAGCAGTAATTAATTCTCTATGGAATGTATCCACATCACATCTAGAACCCTCTTCTGGGTCAAAATTAATAAATCTCCTATCCTTAAAATTATTAACTGCAAAACCAGTTTTAAATCTATCTAAACCATCAGCATCTCTTACTTGGAATGATTTTGTATCTAACTCAAGTGCATTTAACGTAGTTGTTGTTTCAAGATTGACAATTCTCTTTTCAAGAGCTGCGATATCTCTCATCGTAAATCTACGATTATCTTGCATCTTAATTGATGGTTGCCCTTGTGTATCATACAAATATGGAGGTAAAGTTATTTGTGCAATCTCCATTGAATCGCCAAATTCAGTTGGTGGTGCAGGTTCTTCTGCAGATTCACCTTTGATTAATTTTACTTCCTCAAATTGATTAATAACAAGTTTATCAATTCTTGGTAGATAATAACTAAATCCTAATATAGAACTTTCATTAGGAGATATAACGAATGGTGATTCAGATATAAATTTACGATTATTAAATGCAAAAGGAGATCCTGTAGAAGATGCTACATCAAAATCTTGCACTCTAGGTCTGAAATCTAATATATCACTTGCTCTATTAAATCCTACACTTGGTATATCTTTACTATATCTATCTGACGTATAAGAATTAACAGAGAAAATATCAGCAGTTAAACCAGTAGGTGTTGTATACTTATCAAATATGATTAATAGTTTTTTAGAAGGTACAGCAGAATTTGCTTTTCTAACAATTTTAGAATAATCAGAATATTGTTGTTTATGTCCTTTATTTAAGGTATAATTATTTGTTCTGTCTACAAAATTACCGACTGTTATATCTTGACAAATTGATTCAATAGCAGACTCCTTAAACTTTACATTTTCACCTATTACAAATTTATTTGCGTTAAGATAGACAAAACTTATTGTATTTGATGTTCTACTAACGATTTGACCTACTGCAGCACTATCATCACCTATTATTCTTTCACCAATTATTGAATTTGTATCTAAATTTAATCCTGATACAAAAGTTAATCTATCAAGAACAGGAGTTCCTGTATTCTTAGATTCGTAAATACCAACTACATTAACAACATCTGGAGTATTGAGTGATATTTCCTCATCTTCAACTCTTAAACCATATCTATCATCTCCTACTAGATTACTTGTTTCTGTTGAAATACCAGAACTTCTTGTTACCTCTAGTTGTTGACTTCTGGAAAAGACTTTGGTTTTACTGGTAATACCCATCTTTTTCATGGTTACATTCACTGTTGCATTACCAGATGCCTTAGATAATCCAGAAAATGTTATGTCATTTCCACTATTAGTAATTGTAACTTGGTCTGAAGTTAGCGGTTCTGTAGTTCCATCCGTGTAATGTATTGAATATCTCTCAGCATCAAATGGCTCAAAGAATACACTTGTAATACCAACTGTTGCTGCAAGACCAACATTAGAAGAAACTGTTATTGCACTACTTGATATTGTTTGATTTAATAACTGCTTAGAAATTATTAGATTAGAATTTGATGTATCAAGTATAGATATATTTTTCTTTGGCAATCTTGCAAATATTCCTGAGTCACTTAATCTTGTTATTTTTGGAACTTTAATTCTAAAAGTTGCATTTGTGGAGATACCTGCAGCGAGAATACCACCATTGTTTACTCCAGAAATAGTTGGTGTAGTAGATAAACCAATTGTTGTTCCATCAGGAGATATTGTGCTTACTCTATTATATACTGGATCTATGAACGTACCATGACTATACGCAATGATAGTGTCAGTTTTTATACCAACTTTACCACTAAATCTACGATTTGCGACTGATGCAGTATTAGAAGAAGAACCACCAAGCACCGCTAAATTATCATTTATTGAAAAATTAGGTAAAACACGATCATAAAGAACAGCATCGGCAGTAAAATGAGATGGTAATGACGATACAGGTCTTGCTTGAAATACTGATTTGATGTCATCAACTGTATATGAAACAATTTCTTTTATTGATAATTTTCCATGAGAAGAAGAGGTTTTTTCATTTATGATAATTTGCTCACCTTCAATAAAAGTCCCAGTTGTTTCAGATACTGCTATCTCATCTAACCCAGTTGATCCAGCGTTAAGAGCAGCATAACCGATTGCACCACTTGTTAAACCTCTTACTCTTGCACCAGCAATAACATCGGAGTCTACAAATGCAGAGCACCTTAAAATTGTAAATGTTTGAATATCATAAAGATGAAGATCAAATTGTGTTGATGCACCTGAGTATGGTGCGTCTGAGACTCCATATGAATAAACTCTTGCTATTCCAATCTTAATTCCTCTATCTGGTGATATACCACCTTGATTACCTCTTTGATTGTATAATTCAATCGTATTATTATTTGTGCCTCCAAGACTTATATAAGGTGTGCCAAATACATTATTAACCTTTAACATACTTCCCATTCTAAAGGGAATAGATGCAGCTCCCACAGACTTAACATCTCTTGGTTTTTCAACATCTAATACAGTTGTTCCTGGCAAATATACGTCAAAACCTCTTACATATGCTTTACCTGGTGATAATTTAACACACATTAAATCATCTGAGGGAGTATTACCTTGATCAGTTAATTGATTAGACGTATACAACCCTCTAGAACTTACTTGATCATTCAATGAGTTTTGTAAGTTGACTCTAAATGGTTCAACAGCATAATCTCCAGATTCGTCAAATGTTCTTTCAGCAAAATATTTTTTTATCTCAGAATATACAGAGGTGTTTTGTAATTTCTTAGTTTCTCCATCTCTTACTCTGAATAATTCAACAAAATTAGTATCATTTGTATCTTGTAATGATTTTTTCGATAAATTTACACTAATCTTAAATCTATCAGCACCTGGTGCAGCAAAGTTTGTAAAACCCTTTGCATTATCATACAATGAATCATCATCACCTGCTGTTATTATTTCTTCAACTATCTCAAATCCAACTCTATAGGAAGGTTTGTTTGAATATGGATCAAGAACTATTAGAGATGTTTCTACATCAACAAAATTACCTCTTATAAAATATACACCTTTACTTACACCAAAAGCAGATCCAGTTGCTGATGCATCTTCAGATACTAATGTTAGTATGGTTTCATTTACATTTAATGTTGTATTTCCATAAGTTAAGTTTTCTTCAAGTATTAAAACTTCATTATTAGGAAATGCATTGCTTTCTCCATCAGTTCCTGATTGATTGTACTTAACAAATAATGTAATTTCATCTACACCTTCACTTGGTGGAAGAATGAAATTCTTGATAGTTGCAACAATACCCGAATTTTGACCTCTAACTCTAGTTCCTTTGCCATTATTATTTGATATAATATTACTTAAGTAAACTGATACATCAATGCCAAGATGTGTTGGATTTACCTTAATAGAAAAATATGATGGATCAAATTCAATGCCACCAGGAATGACCATTGAACCTTCTTTAAAAATATGTTTTCCAAAAGATTCAACTTGATTTTGTAATATGGATTGTAATCCAGTTAGTTCTCTTGCTTGGACTGGATGACCAGGTCTAAACAAAATTTTATAAAAGTTCTTCGCCTTATCATAATCATCATAATAAGGACTAATATTTAAGTTGGTCTTTTGTGGCATTGTTAGAATTCGAGTATGATTTTAATGTCTTCCTTTTGTCGAGAGTTTCTCACAATTTCAGGTCGATTATCTAGATAGATAATTTCTCCCGACCCTTTATTTATCTCAGATTGAGATAATCCCGCATTAAAATTAACTCCAAGATTAATTAATTTGTTACCTGTTGGATTATCTGTTGCCTTTGAGAAAGAGGTGTCAATTGACCCTGAGAAGTTAGATGTTTTTCCCTTAACATTATTAGCAGTGTTTGATGACTCAAACGGATAAGCTCTACCTGATGTAGATATTCCAGTATAATCTGTGTGATCATATGTGGATTTATTGAAGTATAATGAGCGATCTGTAAAATACTTCATCACTTTAGTTTCTTTATCATAAGAAGCAACAAATCCAGTTGCCACTTTTCCAGCGTTTGGTGATACTGTCAAAACTTGACTAATCTCTTCACCGACTTGAGGTGAAGTTGTATTACTAATAGTAGAAAACTTAAATGCCTGTAAAGATGAAAAAGTTGTATCTGTATAAACAGTGCTAGTATCAATTTTAGTTGGATTTTTAACTATACCAACTTGTGCAAATGATGTATCAACTGGAAAATCTTTAGTTGAATCATCAAATCTTGCATATATTATAACTTTGTCCGTGCCTAATTCCGTGTAAACATCAGAACCATGACCCAATCCTGGTGGTATTATTGGAATTAATTTAGCTCTTCCAGCAGAGCTAACATTACTGTTTAATGTTCCAAGATCAACTAAACCATAACTATATCCTTTTCCACCTGCACTGACTACAACATCAGTTATCTTTCCATTTACTACATCAACTCTTGCTTTTGCTCCAGTTCCATCACCAATTATATCGACTTCTTGCCCTAAACCATTCGCATAACCTGTTCCAGCATTTTCTATGTAAACATGTTTAATTTGGTTTAAGTTAACATCTGAATTACCATTTTCCCTTACTGCTCTTATCTGAGAGTCAGTGCTTGTTGACCAGTTATTAGGAACTGTGATATATTCAGTGGAATCAAATTTAATAATATCACTTGGTGATACAGTAAAAAGATACTTCCATACATATCCATCACCACTGTTTCCTGCTTTAGTTGGTTCTAGATCTGTAAATGTTGGTTCATCTTGAGATATGTTTCCTTTTGGATCTGCACCTGTTGAACCGTTATCAATACAAACATAAACTTTAAAGTCTGAATTTAGAACATAATAATTAGAATCATACAATCTATTAGCACTTGTAAGAGGTGTTTGATTGTTTGGATTTATATCATGTCTGTAAAATTCATATCTTGATCCTGCAGTCCAGTCTACTCTTCTTATAATCCTTCTTATATTTGCTGATGATATTTTCTTTCCGAACATCATTGTATCACCAGCATGTGAACGGTATGCAAAACTATCAATTGGTGCTGGTGTTGCACTATCCCAATCAGATGTTCTACCATATCCCGCAAGGGTAGGTGCTCCTGTAGGATTTGCTAGTCCTAGAAAAACATAGTAAGAATTATTTGTATTTTCGACTGACTCTACAAAATTATTTGCGTTCAGAATTCTAAACTGATCAGTAACTATTGCT